TTTATGGGTGTGGGTATCGTCAGAGAGAAAAGTTTTCGACCTGCGCACCTGTGCTTCGAGTTCTCCAAGTTCCGCGTGAAAGGAATCTCTTCGCGGGGTTCGAACATGCAGTTTGCCCGTCTCCCGTAATTTTTGAGAGAGCGCGCTTGAAACTATACGGAACCGGAACCGAGGAACCCGTTCCGCTTCCGTTCCGTTTGACAATTCGTCGTTCCGTAAACACCTATGCGTCACGGAAGGGAACAAGCGGACCTCATCAAGGCATGTGCGGCCAAGCACGGCGTGACAACTCGTGCCGTGCGCAAGTGGCGCGACTCGGCGGATCCGCGCTGGAATGGATTTCTGGCGGACCGGGCGGTCGCCGGGATGGTGCCGATGGGGGCAGCGGCACCGGCTCAGGTTACTTCGGCACCGGCGAGAGAGTGGACGGATGAGGAATTGGCCCTCGACAATCAGGTGCGGAAGATGAAGGAGGCCACGGCCGACCTGCGCGAGCGGGCCGAACTCGCTAAGCTCACCGGAGACTTGGATGCGGAGATGGCGCTCAGGCGCATGTGGCTCCAGCATGCCGAGGCGTTGCGCCGGTTGGAAAAGGATGCGCCTTCTATCCAGAGGGAGTCTGGCGACATGGTCCCTCGCAAGGTTGCGATCCAGCTCGTTATCCAATACTCGGCGGCCATCGCTGCTGCCGTCACGAATTTACCCGACCGCCTGCTCTCCCTGCTGCCGCAAGTCGGCGAAGACATCGCCTCAAAGGTCCGCGCCGAGACCGATGAGATCATGCGCGCGGCGAAGGACATAAGACTCGATGGCCTCTCTGCTTGAAGAGCTACAGGAGCAGCTCGACCGCATCTGGGACCCCGGTCGCCGTCCGACCGCTTTGGAGTGGGCTCAAGAGAATGTCACCCTCGACAAGCGCTTCTCCCCTCGCCCTGGTCGCTACGATGCCGACTACACGCCATACCTCCGGCAGCTCCACCTGTGGTTCTCGGATCCGAAAATCCGTCAGCTCACTTTTGTGAAGTCAGCCCAGGTCGGCGGCACCACCTGGTTGGCGAACTGCCTCATGTGGGCGATCTCGGAAGACCCCGGCCCGATCCTTTATGTGACCTCGACTAACGAAAACGCCAAGTCGTGGTCTGAGCGCGAACTCCATCCGCGCCTCCGCTCCTGCCAGGCGATCAAGCACCTGCTCCCTTCAAACGATGACGACTTCCGCAAGACCGAGATGCACTTCAGCACCTGCACGCTGAAACTGGTCGGTGCCTGTTCCGAGGGCAATTTGGCAAGTCGCGCAATCCGTTTCTTATTTGCTGATGAGGTCGATAAATGGCCCGACGACTCCTCCCTTGAGGCCCCCGCCCTCGAGCTTGCCATGGCTCGCTTGAATTTCTACCGCCGCGTCTCGAAGGCTTGCCTCACCTCCACGCCCACGGTCGAGACCGGCGCGATCTGGCAGCAATTCCTCGCCGGGAGCCAGCACCGCTTCCATGTGCCCTGTCCCGAGTGCGGCCACGCGCAGTCCCTCCGCTTCGAGCAGCTCAAGTGGCCCGAGCATCACCGCGATCTCGCCTCCCAGTGGGACCTCGCCGGGGTCGAGCGCGACACCACCTATGCCTGCGAGTCCTGCGAAGCCAAGTGGCCGCAGTCCATGCAGAGCGACATCATCCGCCGTGGCGAGTGGGTCGCCTCAAATCCCCGCGCCCACGCCGACCACATCTCCTGCCACATCTCCGCGCTCTACTCCCCGCAGATCTCCTGGGGCGACCTCGCCCGCATCTTCCTCCAAAAAAAAGAAACCCCCGGCGGCCTCCACGATTTCCACAATAACTTCCTCGGTATCCCGTGGGAAAACCGCGCCGCCACCGTTAAGGACGACGCCATCCTCGCCCTCCGCTCGCCGGACTACCGCCTCCGCGAGCTCCCCGTCGAGCCACTCGTGATCACCCTCTGCGCCGACCCCGGCGAACGCCAGACCCACTGGACCGTCGAGGCCCGGATCCAGAGCGGTGAGTCGTGGGTCATCGACTACGGCACCGTGCTCGCCATCGAGGATCTCATCTCGCCCGCGTTCCTCGAGGCCCGCCGCTATGCCTTTGGCGAAAAAATCTTCACCCCCCGCTTCGGCCTCATCGACTCCGGCTGGTCAGCCGAGCGAGTTTACTCCATCTGCTCCCGCAGCGGCGGCCTGTTCATCCCATCCAAAGGCTCCACCGCAGCCTTCGGCACTTGGAACCAATCCGCCATCAACGGCTATCCCGGCCTGCGCCTCGTCACCTACATCGACCACACCGCGAAGCTCGAGCTCTACCTCGAGCGCATCAATAAAAAGATGCCCCCACCGCTCCATCTCCCTGCCGACATCGGCCAAGACTTCGTCTCAGGCCACAGTGGCCAACAACTCCTTCAAAACAAAAACTCCCGCCTCGCTCCATTCTTTTGGAAAAAAGTCCCCGAAGATCACTACGGCGACTGCTCGAAACTCCACGGCGTCGCGTGGTGGGTGCTGAAATAGTCTCCCTTTTGACAGGTCGATCCGCTTGTGACCGCATCCGACACCGCCCGCGCAGGCTACAAGGCCTATCTCAAAGCCCTCGGCAAAACGAAGGCCGAGCTTCTTACCATGGCCGCAGCCGTCGAGTCCGGCATCGAGGAGACCATCATCACCAGCCTCTCGGGAGATGGCACCGGCACCGGCGCGCAGGTCAGTGATCTTCCCAAGACCGCCCGCCTCGCCGTGATCATGGAGGTCTATGCCGAAGGCAACGCGCCGCGATCCCTGTGCGCCGTGGTGGACCGCTCTCTCTACGCATCCCCTGTTTGACACGCCGCAGCGGGCGTGCCGCAAATCAAACAAAATTCAAAAAAATCAAACCGAGGCGGAGCCCGCCCGGGTGCAGGTCGGCCGAAGGCCGCCGCTTACGAAGCCGCCGAGTTCTCGCGTAATCGCGGCCTCATTTTTCTGAACACCGTGGATCCTCAGCGCGAGGCCCCGCCGCAGACGCGCATCGATCTGCTCAAGAAATCCCGCTGGCTCTACAACAATGTCGGCATCGCCGCCTACATCATAGAGCACCTCGCCCAGCGCGCCGTCGGCACCGGCATCGTCCCGCAGGCCCGCACTGCCGACGCCGCATGGAACCGCCGCGCCGAGCGGCATTTCGAGGATCGCGCCTGCGCTGAGGCGTGGGCATTCGACGCCGCCGCGCAGGTGAATTTCTACGGCGCGCAGTCCCTCATTCTAAGGCAGGTCGCAGTGGATGGCGATTTCTTCGGCCAGTTCCTGCAAACTCAAGGCGGCGGCACCCGCGTGCGCTTCATCGGCGGCGAGGCCGTAGGCTCCACCGCCGACTCCAGCGACCGCGCTTTTGACGGCGTGCTCCTCGACCGCTTCGGCGCGCCCGTCTCCTACCGCGTCATCACCGACCGGTCCGCCGGGAAATACCAAGATGTCCCAGCCTCCGACATACTCCACTTCCGGCATGTTCGCCGAGCAGGCTACCCGCGCGGCATCTCCTGGCTGCATAATGCCATCATAAATTGCCAAGACCTCAGCGAGTTCATGGCCTACACCAAGGGCTCGGCCAAAGCCGCCAGCCAGATCGCCTTCGCCATCACCAGCAACGAAGCCGTTCGACTCGGCGGCGGCCTCTCAAGCATCCAAAGTGGTGATGCTGTCCCGCAGGACATCACCACCGAGACCCTCTACAACGGCACGCTCATCCCCAAGCTCCGTCCTGGCGAATCCATCCAGAGCTTCAAAAACGAGCACCCCGGCCAAGCCTTCGAGCCATTCATCCGGCAGCTCATGGGCGAGATTGCCCGAGGCATCGGCCTCCCGCCCGAGGCGCTCATGGTCTTCGTCGGCAGCGCAGGCACCGAGTTTCGCGGTCTCCTCGAAGTTGCTCAGAATTTCCTCGAGCGGCTCCAGCAAATGCTCGTCGATCAATTCTGCCGCCCGCTGTGGAAATACTGGCTCTGGCAAGAAATCCAAGCCGGTCGCCTCCCATACCCTGGCGAAGATTGGTGGAGGCACGACTGGGTCACTCCCCGAAAAATCACGGTCGATAATGGCAGGGATGGCAGGTTATACGCCCAGCTCCTCGACTCTGGCTATATGAGCTGGGAGCGCTATTGCAACCTCCACGGCCTCGACGCCGAGGCTGAGGAAGACGACATCCTCCGCGCCTATATCCGCCGCCAGGAGAAATGCGCCGCCCTTGGCCTCAACCCCGCCGATGTCTTCCCCTCGCATGAAACCGCCCGAACTCAAGCCCAAGTCTGAGCACCTGCCGTTTCTGAACGCACTGCGCGCAAAGCTCGGGCGGACGCTCTACAGCGAGCCGCCTGCTCCTCAGCCAAAGCCAGAGCCAACCTTGCAGCTCAACTTGGCCGACTACATCCGGCAGCGTCGCCATGCAAAAGCGTAGGACACGCGGACGCAAAGCCATCCACCTCCAGACATCCGCCGGGTGCCTCGAGTTGCGCGAGGCCGCTTGGTGCGAGCGGCTGCGCACCGACATGGATCGTGCCTCCGCTTATTTCTGGTCCCGCACCGAGGAACGCCGGGAGATCCAGCGCCGGTATCTCCTCGCCAAGCACCGCTTCGGCACCGACTCGTTTTTCTTCGGAAAATCCAGCCCCGCCTTTTGACACGCCGAGCGAGGCGTGAACACCTGGTATGCCATTTCTCCGAAAGCCGAGCTCAAGCAAACCGAAATCTCCATTTTCGACGAGATCGGTCTGTGGGGCGTCAGCGCCAAGCAATTTATCTCCGACCTCCAGCGCGTCCCTGCCGACCACTCCATCCTGCTCCGCATCCACTCTCCCGGCGGAGAAGTCTTCGACGGGAACGCCATCGCGAACGCGCTCCAGCGCCGTGGCAATGTAGAGGTCCAGATCGAGGGCCTTGCTGCCAGCATGGCCACCGTCATCAGTCTCGCAGGTGCTCCTGTGAAAATGGCCGAGAACGGCTTCTACATGATTCACAACCCCTGGGGCATGGCCAGGGGAGACGCCGCCGAACTGCGCGACCAGGCCGAGCTCCTCGACAAGATCCGGCTGAACATGGTGAACGCCTACGCCGCCAAGTCAGGCCAATCCGCCGAGCAGATCACCGAGTGGATGGATGCCGAGACATGGTTCACCGCCGCCGAAGCCAAAGCAGCCGGATTCATTGACGAAGTCACCGACGGCATGGCCATCGCCGCCACAGCGAACAAATTTACCCGCCTCGCCCGGTTCAAGAACCCACCGGCCAATTTGACAGCCTCCGCTTCGCGTATGCAAATCG